GGAGACGCGATAGGAAAGGAGAATACCTTAGTACTGGGTGACATTAGGTCGTCCTCCACAGGGACACCAGCGGCCTCTAGGACGCTACAAAGTGGGTCACGAGCGTCTGCACGGACTCGCCTAATATATTGACTGCTGTACCGAGGGTGAATACCGCTAGCAGAATCGACCAGCTGACTAACAGTACCGCTAGGCTTGACCGCAGTGATAGCGACAGAAGGTTTAATCCCCAGTCTCTTAGCCCATTGCTCGTTGGTAACGATAGCTTCATTACGCATCTCCGTAAGCCACTTCTTTAGTTTGGGTTTATCTTCTCGTCCTGACAGGATAGGATGGTCCATGATACCTGTAAGACTTACACCCAGTAGTGCCTCTTCCTCTGTGTTAGTCTTCCAGATGTTACGCAGGTAACGGAAGTCGGTCAACGTCGCCTGTAGAGTTCCAAGGATAGCTGCAACACGTACTTTTCGTTTGAGGCTTGCGAGTGTATCGGTCGGCCTGACAACAACCTCTGATAGATTGCAGAATTGATAGGGTCGGAGGATGATTTCACTACATGGATTAGTTCCAAAATCGTAGGTAGCATCTCGTCGCTCATTTCTTGCAGCCTGTTTTTGACTAGCCACTCTAGAAAAGACGCCTCGTTCTCCGGATTTCGATTCATACAAACTTGTCCATTCATTCAGGAACGCCTCAAAGTCAGGCTTCTCTGTGTAACAGGCTGAGTTGTTAGCCAGTCCTCGTTGTGGTTCATCTACGTACCACTGTCCGTGCTTACAGCGTCGTAGTCTGTCATCTGTCAGGTTGCTGAGTGAGATCAGGGCGCTTCGTCTGACTCCTCCAACGACGACGATTTGAGCAATCTTGCAGCAAAGATCGTGGCATTCAATGGACGTAAGGCGTCGTCCAGAAGCTCCTTGAAAGAGTTCAACTGTGAACTTGAAGAGATCGACGAGAGGTTCAGGACCACTTGCACGGCCTCCGAAAGTCTTGAGTGTGGAACCTGCAGGTCGTACTCGGCTAACGTCCCATTGGGGAATCTGACCTGAGTACAACAATGATACCAATTCCCTAAACGATTTCGCCCATCCGATCTTCGAATCTGCAACATTAATAACTGTGTCGGTTTCATGGAATGTCTCCGCTACTTCTGGCAGCTTTGCAATGTACTGCCGTTCAACGCTAAACCCTACGCCTGTACCACACATCAACACGTACATCATCTCATCAAATGCTTTGGGATGATCTATCGGAAGATAACTACAGTTAAACCCTGCTACGTTGTCACGATCCAACGCCTCACCTGCGGTCATCAGTGCTCGCATAGATGGCATTACATCTAAATCATGGATAGCCTTGAACAACTCTGTTACATCAAAGTCATTGAGGTCTGCTTTATCTACCCAGTAGTTGACGTAACGGTTGACTGTTTCTTCCCACGTTTCCCTACGGCTTTCGTCTGGTAGGTATCGTGCGTATCTGCTTTTGTGTATGTATTGTTGATAAGCGTCCAATGATGCTACTCCTTTGTTGGTCTGTGTATCTTGTCCAGTTAACTATTTCGTCGACTGTTCTATGACACCCTGCACACTTGTCGTTAACTAACTTGCAATGCTTTATACAGGGACTGTCCATTCACTAAGTGATTCCTAATGTTTCGTTTTCTATTGCTGCTTTTGCTAGGCCGAGGAGTAAGTATACACCATCAGGGTATTGTTCGGTAGCGGTTAGCTCAAACACTTCACCGTCTTCATACATAACCACAACGCATTTAACTTCTCTTCCTTCTTTCTCGTACTCATCACTGCGGATAGCTAGTGCTGCTAAAAACTCAGAGGTTTTAATATCTGAATCTTGTTTCTTTCCAAACTGACCTTCAACTATTTTCATTGAATCTCTCGCTGTATAAGCACTTCAATGTAGTGTATAGCTTTACGTAGGTCTTCTATTCCACCCTTATCTTTCCATCTAGTAACATACTTAACGACTGCGTGTTCACAGATACCTAGCTCGTTGTCTAGTGCATACTCCAAGGGTTGAATCTTAAACTTCTTGTAATGATTACCGCCTACTTGACGCTTCATAGCTGCATCGCTTGGGTGTGCCAACTTACCATACACCGTCTTGCTTGCTTTGTCCCACTGTTCAGGAGTTGCATTGTTGATGCTGTCGTCTGTATAAGTAGTCCACTCGTTACTCATAGTGTTCCTCTTCTAAATCAAACTTCCAACTGTTTGTGTTCACCTTGTCAGCGAACCGTTCAACTAACTCTTCAGACGTAATCTCTAACGCCTCCATGATAGTTACTTCATCATAGCGTGACGCTATTCGTTCCAGTATTTCGTCAAGAGTTAGCACCGTACTTCCCCCGCAGGTATGTCATAGATACAGGCATCTCATCAAATGTGCCGTTGTCTACTTCGTTCAGTACCCAAAGACCAGACCATGATCCGTTAGTCTGTGGGTTAAGGTACTCCTCATCATGCTGATAGTAGATGCCAGCAAACAGAGAAGTCATTCGTTTACCGGCTGCGTTTCTGTCGAATGCAATATCTCTGTCTTGTACGTGTCCCATGATGCATGACATATGTTTCTTTTGGAGCAGTAGCTTTGCATTAGTGACTGGCCTGCCCATGACACCGCTAGTGAAAAAGTGGCAATAAGCAACACCGTCCACAATAAGCGGCTGAAGATACGGATACACTTCCCAGCCCCTGAGATTGAGATCCTCATAACTCATCAGTCCTTCTAGCTTTGCATCGTTCTCCACGGCACGTTCAATGCGGTACTCATGATTACCTAGAGTAAAGATAAGACGAGGCTTCCATACCTTCTTCTTCATCCTACGCATACGTGACTGCTCTGCTCTGATGCAGTCCATGAATACCTGCATAGCTTCGTTGCCTGCTTCAACATCAGCAGAGTAACGTCTACCTTCAAACGACTTCTTACCAACGTCATACGATGACAACGATGGCATATCCCAATGGTCCCCCAGATGTATGATAACGTCAGGCTTGGTAGCAGCAGCGTAGCGTCCTGCCCAAACCATATGATCGATAGGATGATCTGGTTTAATCTGAGTGTCAGGTATCACTAGGTGTCTAGTCATTTTGTCCATCCTTTTGACCATATGATTGGTATTGTTTCAAGTGTGTACCATCTGATCCCTTGCTTGTCTGCCCACTCTGCCATTGTGTAGCGTGTACCGTTCTTTCGTCTTTTGGATCCCGGCATTGGTGTCTTGGGACGTTGGAACAAAAATACCAGCTCCTCCTTTGGCCCAAGTGTCTCTGCGATGATGACATACTTACGCGCCTCCTCGGATGTACGGAACCTCCCCTTTGATTCTATGTAGACAGTCTTACCACGGTCTGTGTAAACAAAGTCAGGCTCATAGTGCTTAGGAACAAGATAAAAGATGCGTTGTTCTGGGTGATACTCGCAGCACTGCATAATCTCATGTGCTGCTTTCTCAAACTTGGAATCATATTTCACTGGGCTTCTCATACTTGTCATCGTCTGAGCGTAATAGATACAGAAGCTGTAGACTCTCCATCAGTCTGTCTTCATCCAGATCGTTGTCCCAATAGTTAGTAAGACAAGCACTGTAACACTCCCACTCTGTTGTGCATGGGTCAATGATCTTGTCTGCTTTCTTAGGACCGATACCGTGGATGCCGGGGATGTTGTCAACCCTGTCACCCATCAGCGCCTGCTTGTACAACCAGCGCATAGCATCTTCTTTGTTAAATGCATTTAACATTTTCTTGGTGTAGTCATACATACGGCAAGGGATCTGTTTGAAGTCTTTATCTAGTGAGCAGATAATAACATCGTGGTCTAGCTCAGTCGCTTTCATTGCAATAGCATCATCAGCTTCCATGCCATTGACAACCTGTGCGTTCCATTCTGACACCATGAACTCACGTAACAGATTCTTGTGTACTGGTACTCGCTTGTCAGAACGATTACCTTTGTAGGGTAGGGTAACGGCAACCTCGTCCCTGAAGTTACCCTTACCCGTTAGGTAGACAACGCTGGATGTGTAGTGTTCAGACAAGTCCATGACCAT